CCCTACCCGGGGTCACTGGATTTCCTTATCCTAGGGGGCTCCTTGAAGAATTTTACCAGGACTGAAACAGATTACCTGACCTCCTCCCGATCAAGCCACACATGGAATCAAAATAATTACACTGATTCCACTACGACCCAAAAGGTCAAATGGCTTAATGAAACGGAGACCATCAATAGTGTCGGTTGTCCTGACTGGCGACAAAAAATTAGTCGTTGTCAGTCAGCTACGACAGTCTATTTGCACAAACGGACAGGGTATCGCTACCCTATTTTTTCTGCAACCGCTATGCGTGATGGGTATGATCAAGTCAGGAAAGTCCACTTCCGTAACACCCGTGATGTTATTGACGGGTGCTTAACGGGAGCTTTTGGTAGTCTTCAAGGTTCCGAATCGCTCCTTACCACAGCTACAAACGATGCAACTGCTAAGTACTTTACAAGACTTGCAGACATCGAGGCTGAAGGCATGGTCATCCTCGGTGAATTGAGGGAGACTCTTCAGCTCTTACGTTCGCCATTGAGTGCTACTCTAGCGCTCATGCGCGGACACACGGCGCTCGCGATCGAGCATTTGTTGCACGATTTACGGCGTGGCGCAAGCCATTCTGTCGAAACGATAACCCGGTATCTTGCCGGGATGCGTTTGCAGTTCGTGTTTGGGTGGCTGCCGCTCATCCATGATACTCGCGACATTTACGAGGCAATCTCGAGTAAGCAGCTTAGAACTACTGGCAAAAAAGTCAGTAGTACAGGCAAGGCTTCCGATTCCGGTTCCTCACCCGTCAGCGAGATGGTGGATAATCTGATCGTCTTTCATATAAAAGACGTCGGTTCAAGAGAGTATATCGTCCGTTATAAGGGCTACTACTCTTTTGAGGCCTTAGTTAATGCCAATTTAAATACTGATTGGCAGAAATTTGGCTTCTCTGTTCGAAACGTAGCACCCACTCTGTGGGAGCTTCTTCCATGGAGTTTTGTGGCTGATTATTTCCTTAATGTCGGAGAAGTCCTTAAAGCCTCCTGCTATCTCAATGTCGTACCAACTTGGTCTTCACACTCTGTAAAGACCGAAATCACAACGAGACGTGTAATAACGGCAAATGCCGCACGCACGAAGGAGTCCTACGGGTATGACATTATCTCCGACAACCCCACTACGGGGATCCATCACGAGTCGTCTTACGCTCGTGATTCTCTCGCCCCCACATTGCCTGTACTTCAGCTTTCTTTGCCCAGCCTATCCCAGGCTGGAAATCTTGTTGCTCTTTTGGAGCAACAGAAAGCCCTTATTGGCAAGCTTGTGGAGAGCATTACGCAGCGCCATTAAAAGCGCTTGCTCTCGTCAACCTCCTCTTGTTGGTACACCATGACCATCAGTTTTTCATCTCCGATTACCGGAGCCGCTGTAACCGGTCTTACCAGCCCAACATACACGCTCGTTGCCGATGTGGCACCTGTTGTGTATGCAAAGCAGTATGCAGTAACAGCACTGGGTGGTACTCAGACTGGAGTCGACGTCCATTTGGCATCGAAGCCATTTACCTTCACCTTCTTTAGGCCTGCATCGCTGCGGACCTTGCCCTCTGTGAATCCTATCACAGGAGTACTAGGTGCGGTACCTCGCAATGTCTACAAATTGGTTGTCAGGAAAGGCGCTGCACCACTAGCGAATCAGAACCCGCTCGTGATGTATTGCACCATCTCTCTTGATATACCTGCCGGCATCGATGTTTACGAGCCGGAGGACATCCGAGCACTTGTTTCTTCGGCAGCGGGAGCCTTTTGGGCTAACGCCTCTGATATCAGCCAGTCTTTGTTGACTGGTTTGATCTGACAAGTGTAGAACGGACAACGATCGTACTTGCTGACGAACTTTTCGTTGGCGGTCCCCCAAAACTTTGGAGGCTTGGTCGTGATCGACTACAATGCTCTTTTTCTCGAAGTTCTTGCCCTGATTAAAGGCAAAATACGCCCTCAATGCAATACTCCGCAAAAAGAGTTTGCGTTTGATGCACTTTCTCTTAGCATCGTTAAGTATTACGGTGCCGAGAGAGTTACTCCAGAGATGGAGTCCTTGTGCATTGAGACTTTTCTTGCCGTGAATGATTCCATGGCTAAGGTCGAGGTTGTCAAGCAGTCGTCATGTTTTACAGACGAATTCGTCAACGAAGTTGTTGGCGAGGCTAGGATGTTGCTCTTAAAGGCACTCCAAGCTGCTGACATTGAGTTCTTCCCGTATTGGGAAGTAATTCAACGTAGCCGTTGTGGTCCTGGCGTGTCACTTGGTATCGAGAACGAATCCTCGTATACTAAGCTTTTTGATTCACGCTTCACAACCACAAACAAGCGTCTTTGGGACTTTTATGTCCAGGGCGCTTCAGGTGACCAAACGTTTCTTGACGCTCTTTTTGAGAACGTTCGAGTGAACGGGCCACCTGTTATCGTATCAGGTTCAAGAGTATCTTTCGCTCCTAAAACAGCGGAGAAGGCGAGAATGATTGCCGTCGAGCCCAGCATGAATATGCTGTGGCAGTTAGGCACTCACGAGGTTATTACAAGAAAGCTGTTGCCGCGATTAGGCATTAACCTGCCGCGACAGCAGGAGGTCAACAGAGAGTTGGCCCGAATAGGGTCTATAAGTAACCTTTTGGCGACTTTAGACCTGTCCTCAGCTAGCGACTCTATAAGTCTTCAGCTGATTGGATACCTGTTCCCGAAATCTTGGGTCTCATGGTTTATGACTATGAGATCGCCTTCGATGTCCATTCATGGCATTGAGGTACCTCTTCACATGTTATCAACGATGGGGAACGGTTTTACATTCTCCGTCTTGACGACATGCCTCGCTGCCCTTACCCAAGCTGTTTACAGAGTCCTGTCAATTAAAATTGACAATGACGACAACGGTGTCCCGAATTGGGCCGTCTATGGTGATGATATTATCGTCACTACTGACGTTGTACAGCCGTTGACTTGGGTTCTTGAGAGTCTTGGATTCTCCTTAAACAGGAGTAAGACTTTTTCAGATGGGCCTTTCCGTGAATCTTGCGGTGCTGATTGGCTGGGTGGTTACCCAGTCACAGGTGTCAAGTGTAAAAAACTTGACTCACCGTCAGACGTTTATAGCATCTGTAACCGCCTCCGTTGGTGGAGTGATATCCACGGCGTGGATATTGATGTCCCGCTTTGGAGGATCCTGTCTTCACTTGACGATGTTCTCATTGTCCCTTTTTGGGACGACGTAGAATCCGGTTTTATGGCGGAAGTCAGGTTTTTACCTGACCGTTGCCGTCGCCGGCTGTCGAGTGACCACCGTTCTTCTCAGTACGGCGGTTTTATGTACAGGAGACTTACACCTAAAAAGGTGCAGGTTAACTTCACTGATGAGGCTGGGACTTTGCTTTCAGACCTTTGCATTGATGGCGTCCGACGAAAGTTGAACGTCGCTGGTGCACTGAAGCTTATGTCCCAAGGTGCCCTACGGGGGCGTGGGATCAGTTTGAGATCTCACGCCCCGGAGCGTAAAATCGAGTGGTCCTACGCCCCTGGTTGGGGGTGCAGGACCGCTGAGTGGCCTTTGTTATTCAA